ATGAGCTTCTTGGGAACGTTCGTGCGCCGAGCAATGGCGTCGATGGTCATATCTACTCCACCGTCGCGGTCGGCTAAGACGATGAGGTCCATGAAGATATGGCGCACCACATAGTCCGCCGCAATCGACGAGTCGAATATCTGCGCGAAGATTTTTGCAAACACATTCATATCCTACGCTCATTGTCTAAGACTGTCTAGGACAACTGGTTTGATTCGCCTGCGTCTCTGGGGGCCGCTTTCTCCGCATTCCCTGGTTCCTCCCCATGGCACAGGCACGCGCAGGCGAGCGCTCAGTCGGCCGCGCGCTTCAATCCATCCACGTAGTCCGCGAAAGCTGCCTCGGCGCGAACGTGGGCCTGCGCGGCCTGAAAGCGATCCACGGCGGCTTGTGTCACTTGCTCAGCCAGCACTCGGATCCTTGCCCACTGCGCCTCCGACAGTGCGCCTGCGAGAGCTGTCTCGGGCTCCGGCTTCGGCGGCCGCTTCGTCCCCGCGTCACTGCGGCGCTTCTTGATGCCTCCTAGCGCGGATTCCGCTTCTGCCGGCGTGGCGCGTGCCTGCTGCGCGTCTACGGGCGGGTGCAGAGCTGCGTGCACTCGCGCTTTGGCTGCGTCTAAGTCGATGAGTGCTGCTTCTGGTTCGGTCGTGCGGTTCATGCGGTTACCTCTTTCAGTGCCTCTTCGCGGGCGCGGTTAAGTTCCGCCATCGCTTGATGGCTTCCAGTCGGAGTGTCAGGGTGCGCCGTCTTCGCCAAGTAGCGGAATTGCGTCTCAATACTGCCCTTATCGGCTTGGCGAGAAACGTTCAAAATCTCCCACCACTCACGGCCCGTCTTGGCAGGCAAAGCGGAAAATCCGGTAAAGGCCCGCTCCATCATCTGCGATGCACCCCACCGCGCCATGCCGCGAAGAGCTTCAATCGTCTTCGCGATAGCAACCAGATTCTCCTCAATTTTCCGGTAACTGTCGCAAGCGAAGCACATCCGCTTGTCCTTGTAGAGAAAGTAGACAGCCACTCCAGGATCCTCTGGCTGGCGCTGATTCGAGTAGGGCAGTCCGTCACTCCGAAGCATAAGATTCGTGGAAACCACGACAGAAGAAGCCCCGAGCAACTTCAGTTCCTTCAATACGCGCTTGCTCACCGCGCCGATTGTGGGGATAGCAAACGCGCTATTCTTGCGATACGCCGTGCGCTTCCATCCATCCGGCCACGCCAGCGGATACGATTCTGCCATTCGCTTACCTCTCCGCCGGCGCTTGCTGCCACGCCGGGTCAACTGCTAAATCAGCCCTTTAAAGTCAGCGTCGGTCAAGTAGCCGTCGCCGGCGCCCGCTGGCACCGCCTCCGGATCATCCTGCATGGCGGCCGGCAGGTCAAAATATCCGTACCGCTGGCGCAATTCCTCAATCGCCTTATCCACTTCCGCATTGAACTCGATCACGGCGTACTCAATGGCCGCTATCGCTTTCTCGTCTCGCTCGCGGCGCACGATTACCAGTTGCATGGGCTTCGGCACATAAGGGCAGAATGTTATAAAGTCGCACCAATCGCGGCCGGTAACTGCCAGGTAGGTATCGATCTGAGCGATGTGTTCCTCAGGAATCCCGGTCCCACGAGCCCATCCCTGATGCGTCCCAGGCTTGGGGCACTTGATTTCGATGAAGCCATCGTCGCCTACCAGCCCATCGACCGAGCCGCCGAACCGGTCGATTGTTTCGTGCATGGCGAACCCGATCTGCTCGACCATCTCCTGCCTGCACATCTCGTATGCCGCCCGCGCCATGGGCTCGCGCTCGATGCCGTCGAGCATTTCCTTGCTCACGTAGTTGTCCGACTCGACACGGCCCGTCAAAAGCTCCGCAATCTTAGTTTTCTGGTAGCTGATGCGCTTCGCCCCAGGATTGCCGCCGCGCGTCTCGCCGCTCTTGAGCACGCGCTCCTTGGTGAAATCGAGCACATGGTTCATGTAAGAGCCGGAGACCACGCCACGATGCGCGTAGAGCCATGCCGAACTAAGCTGAGAGCCGGGAACAGTCTTCATTTCAAGTCCTTCAGGCGGGTATCTTTCGCCTCAACGAAGGCTCTCTCAGCCTTGCCATCTCCCAACGCTTGCGCCGCGCCGATAGCCAGAAAATAGAGCCGCTTGAGCTCTTCTTTGTTGGGCGCATTCTCGATGTCGTCGCGCATCTCGATGAACTTCTTTTCGTCCATTGCGCCCGGCTTGCCGCCTCCGGCCTGATTGCCGTCGTCGTCCTTCTCCTTGAATCGGAGATTGAAAATCATGTTCTTCAGATACCGTTTGCCATATGTGATTGCGCTCCCCGTGGCGTGAGTGCGGCTCATTACGCCGCCACCCTTGGCTCCCTTGCCGTCCGCGGGCATGTCGAGTGGGTAACGCTTCGAGTACGCCCCTAAACTCAGGATGCCAACGATCCGCACCATGTCCGGCTGGGGGTGCGCCTCAGGCTCAAAAGAAAGCGACATGCGTTCTTGCTGCAAAAGCGATTCGATCTGGCTGTCGATTGAATCGGCTGAGGCGTAACGCGAGTGTGTCTCGGGATTCACGCTGTCTTTCGCAATGGGCTTGAGCTTGTCTTGCACCCTCCGCAGCGCCGCATTGAAAGCCTCGCGGTCCTCGTAGTCGCGCTGCTTCGCCATCTGCTCAAGGATGCGGTCTGCAACGGCCAGCGCATCGGCCCCGCCGCTCTCCAGCGCCTTCTGAAAGGCGACCTGAATCATTTGCATCGGCTGCATCTGCACCTTGTCCTGCACTGCTAACTCTGCTGGCATGTTGCCTCCGTTGCTTCAATCTTTGCCGCCGTGCTGGCTTGTCCGCGTGGGCGGAAGTCACTCAGCCTGCTCCGAGCCCGTGTAAGGGGACGGCGGCTCCCGCTTTGCAGCGAGAACTAATCCTGTAACGATTGCTTGCACTGTTCCAAAGTGTCGAACATCTCTCCAGCTAGGCGCTTGTGCCCAAGCGGAAGATAACGCCATTTAGGGCAATTTTTCATAGGGTAAAGAAGTTCTATCTTTCCTGCGAACTTGCCTTCGATGTAGACAAGGATGCGGCAATGACCGCCTGCCTTATTCGCTATGACTCCGGCTTTCTCGCGGTAAGTGATCATGGCTTCTCCCCCCCGTTGGCCGACTGCGCCAGCGCCACGTCGATGCGCGCACGTAAGCCGATATCGGCCGGCAACCCGCTCAGATACCGTCGTGCCTCAATCAGCAACTTCCGCAGCTCCCCATTCTCGCGTAGCAACTGCGCCGTTGCGGTGCTGTCGTCGATGTTCATGTCAGGCTCCAACGCTGGCTTCTTCCGGGGCGAGGATAGGCGGGCAATGCCACGCATAAATAGGCACAACGCGCTCAGGGATAACGGTCTCCTCTCGCGCTGAGAGCACACAGCTCGGCACAATCTTTGTCCCGGTCTGAACGCGCTCGCAGGTCTTGGAGCGATTGATTGAAGCGCGCACCCATACGGCCTCTTCTGAACCGCTGCCTACTTCGACGCCGATGTTATCGTACTCGCCTTCCCCCTCAGCGAACTTTGCCAGTGGACGCGGGAGGAGCCTCGTGATGGTTGACAATTCTTGTTTGTCGTCAGGGTAAAAGAAACACAACGGTCGCGTGACTATCGTCTCGGGCTCTGACTCAAGAGCGGCGGCTAGCCTCCGCAAATTTGCTGCCACTTCCGATGCCTTAGGCATACATCCTCCAATGCGGTTATCTTGCGTTTACGATTTCGCGCGCGGTGAGCCACACGCAGCGCGCGCAGTAGCGGAGCAGGGAGAGGAGGGCGGTCATCCCCACGCCAGTTCCCACAACGCCGCGTAGAACAGCGCCCCAACCAGGGCCCAGCCCAGGATCACGCGCACCAGGCGCCAGTTCAGCCGCCGATCCTCGCGCAGCACATGCGCGAACGTGTACGGCTTGTCGTCGTCGTCGCTCACAGCAGCCTCCACGAGCGCGCGTGTATCCAGATGCGCTCCACGATCAGCAGCGCGTGCAGCACGATGTCCAGATGTGTCATTGCGTCCTCCCGGTCGATTGCGCCGACGCGCGCTTGTACGCGGCTCGGGCTCGTTCGCGCTGGCACTTCACGCAATACCGCTGGCCAGCCTGTTTCCCGCCTGGGCGGATGCCGACATTCGCGCCGCGCATCAAGTGCCCCTTGCTGCAACGATATGACTTCTGTGCGCCCATTACATTCGTCTCCCAGCTTCGCCTTGCGCTCGGCACATTTCCGAACAAAACGCTTTCTCGCCTAAATTGTAAGAATCTGTGGTGAATATATCCCCGCACCAATCGCATTCCATCGGCTCTTGAGGCTCGTGGAATCTTCCATCGCACTTGCAATTGCCGCCAGCGCCTTCACATCCAACCATAGGTCCATGATGACCGTATTCCGGGCATCCGCAAAGAGAACAAGCTTTGGCATTGCGCACCTTTTGATCGTGGCAATCGCAAGCGCAACCACCCCCATAACAGCATCCGTCCGGGCGGCATTTTTCGCAGCTCACAGTCCCTCCAATTCTGCTGCCAGTTCATCAGCACTCATTGAATCAAATTCACTCAACCCAAGAAATTTGCGCTCTCCCGCAATTTCTTTCCGCTTACCTTCAATGCAGCGATTGCGGAATGCCTTTTCGGTTTCTGTAGAGGCAAAAGCCAGTCGCGCAATCTCGCGCTGAAGGGACTCTTCTAATGCGTCAAGGTGCGCGTAATCGTTTGTGTTCCCCATCCCTCTGCCTCACTGAAAAGATAATCGCATAACGCGAAACCCTTATCAAGCGCATAATGCGAATTATTTTAATTATTTCACCGGCCCGCGAAAGGCGCGGGGTTAGGGGCGGTCGCGGGGCGATTGCGTCGAGCCAGGCCCGCACCGATACAATGGCCGCGTCAATTGCAGCCCTCTTCGCCTCTAAATCAGCCAAGATAGCCGCGTAATCAATCGGTTGAGTGGTCATACGAATTCCTCCAGCAGTTGGGCGCAACTGTGGTATTCTTCCTCATAGAGGCGTGAGATAAATGGGCCGCACTCCAGTACGGCCCAAGGGTTAAAGGCGGCCTACCGGTCGCGGGCCACTCTCATATTTATCGTCACCTCTATCCCGGCGGGCGGCTTCAGTTTAGGCGTCGAAACTTATTCCTGATGCTGCCTGCCCCTTCAGTCCGCGACACCCCGCACACTCCCTCACAATCCCGCATCCAAGCCAAGCAGGAAAGAGGTGCGCTCATGCTGTCGATTCTAGTAACCATTCTAGTAATGTGCATCATATTTGGGCTGATCTGGTGGATTATCTCGCTGATTCCATTGCCTCAACCGTTCGGCCAAATCGCTCGCGTGGTAATCGCGGTGATTTTCTGTATCTGGCTGATTTATCTATTGTTGCCGCTTGCTAATGGGATTGGGCATCCCTTGCTGAGATAGTTCAGAGTGCGTGCAGTATGCTACCCTATTTCACATTCTCTCTACGCGACGCACAAAAGCCCGCTGAGAGATGTGCCGCTACAAACAATTTGACAAATCGCGCTGATAGCCTTACGGTTAATCCCGTAACCCCCTCCAAACGGCTCCGCGCTCCGATAAGCGACGGCTCCAGCATGAAAAAATCCCATCGCGTCTTAAATCTCACTAAAGGCATCAGGCTCAAATACTCGCAGGCTGTGCGGGCAATCGAGAACTGCGCGGCCGATTGGGTCATCCCAGGAATCAGCATTCGCGACCTATCTCTTGCTGAATCAATTGCAAAGCGCAATGAGCAAGCGCAGCAGCGCGAACCGCTGGCAGCTGCTGAGATCCCTGGACTCGTGTTCGATCCGCCGGCAAGCGCGAACGGCATCAGTGAGCGCTATCAACTCATACGGGCCGCTAATGCGCTGTGCCAGGGTGCTTAGGTGTTTGATCGAGCCCAGTTTCTTCCCGAAATACATGCCTGGATTGAATCAGGGCGAACGCTCAGATCCTATTGCAGGCAAGAGGGAAAGCCTTCCTACGGCGCCGTCTATGATTGGCTAGAGGAAGACGCCAAGACGGAAGAGAAGACGGAAAGTTCACGCTTCGAGCGGGCGCGCGACCTCGGCGAGGCCCAAATCTTGCAGGAATGCCTTGAGATTGCCGACACCCCGCAAGTTGGCGAAATCGTAACGCAAAAAGCGGATGGGTCAAGCGAAATCAAGACGGCAGACATGATCGAACATCGCCGGCTACGCATCGATACGCGGCTCAAGCTGTTGGCGAAGTGGAATCCCCGCAAGTATGGCGACAAGGTGCAGCAGCAGGTTACTGGCGCCGACGGCGGCCCCATCAAGGCAGAGGTAAGTCTGGTTTTCGTCAAGACACATGAATGAGTTTCCAATCGAGCTGACCTTCTTATTTGAGCACCATCCCTATAAAGTGCTGTTCGGCGGCCGAGATGGGGTCAAGAGTTGGTCAATCGCCCAAGCGTTGCTTTTGCTCGGGACCGGCAAAGTCCCCGAATGGCCTCATCCCCTGCGAATCCTTTGCGGACGCGAGACGATGGACTCGATTCGGGAATCGGTCCACCAGCTGCTCAGCGATACCATCGGGCGCTTGGGCTTGGGAGATTTCTACCGGGTCCTGCAGTCGGAGATTCGCGGCCCGGAGAACCACCAAACCGAATTCGTCTTTGCTGGCCTCCGGAAACAGTCGGTAAGCTCCATTAAGTCGTACGAGAGCATCGATATATTCTGGGGGGAAGAAGCCAGTACAGTAAGCCGGCGCAGCTTGACGATACTGCTGCCCACGATCCGCAAGCCGGGCTCGGAAATCTGGTGGTCCCTCAACCCAGACTTGGAAAGCGATGCGGTCTATCAAGATTTCGTCATAAATCCGCCTCCGGGCGCCAAGTTGCTCAAATGCGATTACCGTAGCAATAAGTGGCTGAGCGCCGAATCCAAGCAGAAGATTGCCACGCTGAAGGAACGCGATCCCGATACCTTTCACCATGTTTACGAAGGTGCAACGCGATCAACGGTCGAAGGCGCGATTTATAAGCAGGAATTGCAGGCTATGGAGCGCGAGGGCCGCATTCGTGCTGTGTCCTATGACCCGATGATGCCGGTTGACCTTTTCTTCGACCTTGGGTTTGCAGACCGGGTCAGCATCTGGGCAGCGCAACGCACGCCATTTGAAATCAGGCTGTTGCGCTACTATGAGAACGACCATCAGGCCATCGACTTCTACATCCGGGAAGCGCAGACCTGGGGTTATGTGCTGGGCACATTCTTTCTGCCCTGGGATGGTGGCACGCGTAGCCTCGGGACCGGCAAGAGCATCGAAGAGATTATCAGGCTCAAGGGCTTCAGGGCGATTGTTAATCGGCAATTGAGCGTGACGGATGGCATTAACGCAGTTCGCACTCTGTTCCCGCAAATCTATGCAGACGCAAAGGAATGCGCGGATGGGCTGCAATATCTCAGGCGCTATCAATGGGGCCCGGCAACAGCATTAGGCGTGCCCCGCTCGCAGCCACTCCATGATGATGCCTCGCACCCCGCAGATGCGCTCAGGACGCTTGCAGTCGGCATCCGTGAGCCAGAACGTCAACGTCAGGAAGCAGAACCGAAGTATGCCGTCCACGGCTCCGATGGGTGGATGGCGTGAGGGGGGATGAAATGTACACGATTCAGCAGAATGGCGAGAATTCCTTTGACCTGCTCCGCGAGGGCGTTGTTATCGCGGACTTCCCCACTCGCGAGGATGCCGAGAGAGCGCAGACCGCAGCAGAAGCCAGTGCGGCGTCCAAGGTTCCGACCGGCACCTGGGTAGACGATGGCCAGGGGCTGGAATACCCCGCAGGCACAGACAATTACCATTCCGGCACGGAGGAACGCACTGCCAAACCAGAAATCAAGCCATTTCTCGGCGATGTGAAGGTTGCCAAGGTCGACGCGTTCCAACTTGGCTCGGTGGTGGTGATCGATGTCGTGGATGTGGACGGGCTGCATCGGTACATCAAGGTGCGGCATGGCGCTGTCGAAGTTGGCGGCTCGCATGAATGGGACACAGGCGCCGATCTGCCCGTTGGCCTCGCTGACCTTCCCGCCATCAAGCAGCGGCCCCGGGGGCTTTAGTGACGTGGACCGCGCCCAAGATTCAAGCGATGCTGCTCAAGGTTGCGCCGGCGAAGGCAGAGCCGGATTTGCGGCCGGGGAGGGCACCCCTCGCGCGTTCGCCTAACCCGCGCGCGTTTGCGGCTGAGTCTAAGACTGGGTATGGGGGTAAATGATGGCCAAACTTGACGCCGAAGAACGCAGCGCGCTCCCGAGCTCTAAGTTCGGCCTGCCCGGGTCGCGGAAATATCCGATGCCAGATGCTAGCCACGCGGAAAACGCGAAGGCGAGAGCAACACAGATGGTTCGCAAGGGCAAACTCAGTCCCGCCAGCGCCGCCAAGATACGAGCAAAGGCAGACCGCCTGCTCGGGAAATAGGAGCAATCATGGCAAAATCACCAGTAGCCGGTCAGCCCGCCATTACCCGCGCAGGCTGTTACGATTCCGACGCGGCAAAGCAGATGCAGGACGTCACCTGCAACGGCACATTTACTGTTCTGGCCGGCGCAACTGACCCCGTTCCATTCCCCGGCAATGTGCAACTGAACGCCGCCAGCGCCGACGCCTGCACGTTGGCCACTCCAATCGCCGGTCAGCAGCCAGCCGGCGACGACGGCAAGACCATCTTCCTGGTTGACAGCAGCGGCAAAGCCCATACCGTGACCACGGCGGCAAACGCCATTATCAACTCCAAGCACATCCTCACATGGAACGGCACCATCGGCAGCAATTGCTTGTTGATGGCTATGGGTGGCGTTTGGGTGCCTGTGGCAGTGAGCGGCGTAACCGTCAGCTAGGAGGCGTATGGCAGCGACAAATCTTCAGGTAGCACAGACGGGTTCGGCTATCGCTGTTGCGGCAAAGGGAACATTCGCCCGATGGATACTGTTTGTGAATAACGCCGCTGCCGCTATGGCGATTGGCGGCGCACTGGGTTCAACTCTCACATTGACGAATGGCGTCCCTCTGGGGCCTGGCGGTGGCACCTACTTCCTGCCTCCAATGCCGGAGGGTGGCAGTCAGCATTACGACCTCGGGCAATTCGTGGCGATTGGCACAAGCGCACAGAACCTCACCGTCATCTACGACGCGATGAATTAGGGAGAAATCATGGCCAAGAAAGAAATTCGCCGCATGGAGATTGAGCCCGCAGAGAACGGCGGTCACACCGTCACGCATCACTACAAGCCCATGCAGCGTGAAGGCAAGCACGGGATGCAGGAAAGCTATATGGAGCCCGAGCACCATGTATTCGGTGCCGATGAAGGCCACGAAATGCTCGCCCACGTTGCCAATCACCTGGAGATTCCCGAGACGGCGATTAACGAGGAAGACCCTAAGGATGCGTCCTGAGTTCTGAAACACGCAAAAGCGCAGTCCGCAAGGTGATGCGCGTAATGAAGCTGGCGCGGCCCGATGCCGAGCGCTACGTGGATAAGCGTCTGCGTGAAATCCAGCAGGCAATCGATAGAAACACCTTCGCGGTCAGCGCCCCAGACCCGCGCTTTCGGGTTAACTAATGGCCGACGAGAACGACAGCAAGACTATCGATTTCATGGCGACGGCTCGGAAGCGGTTTGCAGCCGCAGCCGAGGATGAACGCGAACTTCGGCGCAAGTTCGTTGAAGACCTGAAACTGGCATCCCCGGATGGTGACGATCAGTGGGATCCGCAAATCAAGTTGCAACGCGAGATGGCCGGGCGGCCTGCAATGGCTTTCCCCCGATGCCACACGTTCGTGCAGCAGGTATCGAACGAAGCGCGCCAGAACAAGCCGCAGGTCAAGTTCGCGCCGCGCCTGGATTCAGACAAGGACACGTCGGAGGTCTATGAGGGGCTGGCGCGCTTCATCCAATACGAATCGAATGCGCAGATTGCCTACGAGACGGCCATCGAGTATAGCGCGGGCGGCTCATTCGGCTATTACCGCTTTCTGACCGAGTATTGCGACGAAGAGAGCGACGAGCTCGATTTGAAGATTGTTCCGGTAATGGACCCGCTAACCGTGTATGGGATTGTGGTCCCAACCTGTTTCAATCGCAAGCCGCGTTTTGGCTTCGTGGTTGAGGAAGTTCCGAAAGAGGAATACAAGGCGCTTTACGGTGATAGCGAAATGGCTTCGCTATCCTGGGACGCCGCCGGAGTACGCGCAGAGGGCTGGATTGGCTCAGATACGGTGCGGATCGCGGAATACTGGTGGATTGAGCAGGAGAAGGTGAAGGGCAAGCGGCGACCAAAGTCGAAAGTCCAGTTCTGCAAGATCAATGGGCTCGAAGTGCTGCCAGGCGAAGACGGCGAATCGTCGAAAACCGAATGGGCGGGCTCGGAAATTCCGATTATTCCCGTGCTGGGCAAGCAGATGATCATCGAGGGCAAGCCAAGGCTGTCATCGGTAGTGCGGTCGCAGAAATCGGCCCAACAGCTAATCAATTACTATAAGTCTCGTATTGCCGAAACAATTACGGTGTCGCCGGTGTCGCCTTTCATGGTGGCAAATGGGCAGATTGCCGGTTTCGAAGCGCAATGGGCTGCGTTAAACCGTGAGTCTCGCCCATTTCTCACCTACAACGTCATCGATGTGGCCGGACGGCCAGCGCCGCCACCGGAGCGGCAAGTGCAGGAAGCTCCGGTTCAATCTCTTTCTGCGGCCGTAGCGCAGGAAATCGACGACATGAAGGCCACGACGGGAATTTACGACGCCTCAATGGGCGCGCAGAGCAACGAAACCAGCGCCAAGGCCATCGGGGCGCGTCAACAATCGGCGAACCTGACTACGATGCACTTTCTCGATAACCTGGAACGGTCATTCAGGCAGGCCGGCGACATTATCGAGGAAATGATTCCCAAGATTTACGACACGGAGCGCGAAGTGACGATCCTCGGGCCGGATGAGAAATCCAAGGTGGTTACCATCAACGCGGAGTATGCAGACGAAGGGGGAAAGAAGCACCATTACAAGATTGCCGGGAATCGCGTGCCGCTGGTGGTTACAATGGGCCGCGCATTCGATACTAAGCGCATGGAGACATTCGATTTCATTCAGGAATTGATACGCTCCGTGCCTACCATGGTTCCGATCCTCGGCGATATCATGATGCAGAACTCCGATATGGCCGGCGCCGACCAGGCAGCCGAGCGGTTGCATAAGATGCTGCCGCCGCAGTTGCAGGATCAGGAAGAGCCCCTCCCCCCGCAGGCGCAAGCGCAGATTTCTCAAGCCCACCAGCAGATTCAAATTATGCACGGGCAACTGGCGAAGTTCACGCTGGAGCGCGAGGCGAAGGTTCTTGAGCATCACGGCAAGATGGCCGAGATTCAGGCCAAGTCGCAGGCCGATATGGCGTTGGAAGATAAGAAACTGCTCACCGCCGTAACCGTCGCTGAGATCAATACCAAGGCGCAGAATGCGGCCGACCGGGAAGCCGATCGGCGGGCGCTGGAAGCACAATTTCACAAGCAAGCAGCGTCGGCAGCCGAGCAGGCTGTTGACAATGCCCACCAAATGGCTATGGGGCAGCAGAACGCCGCACAGCAGTCTATGCAGTCATCGCAGGACTCGATGCAGTCCCAACAGCAACAGCAGGCAGATTTGCAGCCACCCGATTCAGGAGCAGAATGAGCAAGTTGGCGAGATTTGCGCTACGACCGGCGGCATTCCGTTCGCCATGGGTTCCCACAAATGCCCTGGGACGCCAAAAGTTTGGGAATTACGCACTTAACTCCCTTGGAGGGAAAATGCAGATTAACCCCTACATCGAAGACGGGATTGAACGGCTGAGAACCAATTGGCCGCAGGCGCATTTGGAGCGGAATAAATACGGATACCATCTAATAGTGGTGCCCGGTATACTACTGCCGAAAGGGTGGGATTCAACTATTTGCACGGTTCTATTCATATCTCCGCCCGGTTATCCTGCCGCTTGTCCTGACCACTTCTTTACAGACATCGATATTCGAGTCGCCAAAAACAAAGCGATTCCGCACAATGTCAACATCTCCAACGGGGCACAACTGGAACAATTAGGTTGGCCACAGTGGAAAGAGTGCGTGTGGTGGTCATGGCACTTGCAGATGTGGAACCCAAACCAAAGCTCTCTTTTCACCTACATGAAGGTCATCCAGCAGCGGTTTAATTACGTGAAGTAGGGACTCAAGTGTATAAGTCCCAAAAGTTTAGCACCACCCCGCTAGTCCAGCGCACGGACAGGAGCACAACCGAATGTCAGTTGAAACGACGCAAGCGGAATCGTCACCCGCAGTTGAAGCAGATCCGTTTAACGGACAGGCCCCAACCCTCAGCGAGTTTAATGCGTACCGTGTGAGCGGGGAAGTCCCAGCCAGATTCACTCCCGCCGAAGATGCACCAGCCGAGGGCGATGAGCCCGAAAATGAACCCGCCGCGGCTACGGGCGATGATCAGGAGTTGCCGGAAGGCATCGGAAACAAAGCTCGCAAGCGATTCGAGACGCTGCTCGCTAAGAACAAAGAGTTAGAGCGCAAACTGGCCGCGCAGGCAAAACCAGACGAAAAACCGGCCCCGTCCGCCGCGCCGCAACACCAGCAACGCTCGATACTCCGGCCAGAACCTACCCTAGATGACAAGAACGCCGACGGGACGCAGAAATATGCGGACCTTGCTGCTTTTGTCAAGGATTTGGGCAAATGGTCGGCAGAGCAGACGCACCACGAATTGCGCCAGCGAGACGCGCAGCAACAGCAGATACAGCAAGTGCAGGAAAAGGTTGAGAGGGACCGCAAGCGGTACGGGGATGAGTTCGATAAGGTCATCGAGCCGACCGCCGCGGCGATCATGAGCAACACTTCCATTCCACCGGAAGTGAGACGCATGCTGGCGGGTTCGGACGTTCTGCCCGATTTGGTTTACACCCTTGGGACTGATCCGAAGACGATGGAGAAGTTGATTCGCGTAGCCAAAACCGATCCTCAACAGGCCATGTACTACATTGCTGAGCTTTCCGCCGATATTCGGCGCGAAATCGCTGCTCCCGCTGAATCCGATGCCAAAGAACCTCCTGAACCGAAGCGAACTGCGGCCCCGAAGCCTCCTTCTCCCGTGACGGGACCGAGTTCGCGGGCCTTCGACGTGAGCGACGAAAGCCTTTCTGCGGACGACTGGGCGCGGAAACGCAACCAGCAGCTAGCCCGCAGAGGACACCCGTAAGACGCTCGGGAGCTTGACCCATGGCGAACAGCCTTCTTTCACCCACCATCATCACGCGGGAAGCATTGCGCATCCTGCACGCCAACCTGAACTTTATCGAGAACTGCGACAAGCAATACGACAAGCAGTTTGCCAACAGCGGGGCATCGCCCTCGGGCAAGATCGGCCCCTCGCTGACCATCCGTATGCCGAACCAGTACACGGTTCGCACGGGCTCGGTGATCGCGGTTCAGGACACCACGGAAACCAGCCAGGTGATCACCATGTCGACGCAGAAAGGCGTTGACACCAATTTCACATCGCAGGATCTCACCCTCACCATCGACGAATTCAGCGAGCGGTATCTGAAGCCCGCCATGAGCGTACTGGCGACGAACATCGAAGCCGACGCCCTCAGCATGGTGTTGCAGGTCTATAACGCCATCGACGATAACGCCAATACCCTCACGTACAAGGATATTGCGCTGGCCCGCAGGATGCTGAACCAGAACCTTGCCCCGGATGAAGGCGAGCGCGTCGGCATCATCAACTCGCAGCATGTGCCCAGTTATCTCGACGCCATCAAGGGCCTCTTCAACCCGCAGGAATCTATCTCCAGGCCATACCTTTCCGGAAAAATCGGCAAGGTGAACGGGATGAATACCTATGAGAACACCGTTCTGACCAACTTTCAGAGCGGCACCGCTGCAACTGTGACCGGCTACACCGCGAACAGCGCCACGGCCCAGACCGGCTCCAGCATCACCGTGCAGACCGGCACCGCCACGTTGCTGCTGGGCGACATCGTCACCTTCGCCGGCGTGTACGCGGTACATCCTGAAACCAAAGCCAACCTGGGGTACTTGCAGCAGTTCGTCCTCACGGCGAACTCTGGAGCGTCCGCAACCACTCTCGCCATTTCGCCGGCCCTCGTTGCCACGGGCGCGGCGCAGAACGTCTCGAATGGCGTTGCGAACAACTCCGCGGTGAGCAAGGTCGGGGGGGGCGCATCGAATCTGTATGCGCAGTCTGTGCTCTTCCACCCCGAAGCGTTTGCCTTCGTCACCGCCGATTTGATCGATGTATCGAAGTTCGGCGCATGGGGCGCGCGCGAGGTCATGGACAGCATTTCGATGCGTATTGCTCGCCAGTACGACATCACGAACGACAAAGTTCCATGCCGGATCGATGTTTTATACGGATATAAATGTATCCGTCCACAACTTGCAGTGCGAGTTATTGCACAGTAACCTTACGGGGCCGTGAAAGCGGCCCCATGATTTCAGATCAGGAGAAGATTCATGGCAATCGGCAAGCAGCTCAGTGATAACAATTCGAGCGGTACGGCCCTCGGGCAGTCCGCGGCTGACACAATCGCCTTTTACGGGGCGACTCCGGTAGCGCAGCGGGCCTCCATCACCCAGAATGCCGCTTCGGTAGTGTCGGTTTCCTCCAACATCACAATCGCCGCCTCGCTCACGGCGTGGATCGTGGAAGTGACGGCCACCCTGCAGGCGCTGGGCATCTGGGCAACGCACTAAATGGATAAGAAGAAAGTCGTTTTCTGTACTCCTTCGTTAGCGGGGCCCACAGCGCCATATATCGAGTCGCTGAAAGCCTCGCTTCCATTCATCGAGGCTGCTGGATGGGAGCACGGCTACGCCCAGCAAATCGCCTGCCAGTACATATCGGCCGCGCGCGCAAACATGCTCCGCGCGGCTCTCGATGCGAATGCTCAGGTAATCGTCTTCCTCGATTACGATGTTTCGTGGCGTCCGGAAGACCTGCTCAAGCTGATCGAGACGGAAGGCGACGTAGTCTCCGGCACCTATCGGTGCAAGACCGAAGACGGCCCCACGCCCGAGTTCTACATGGGCTCGTGGGAGGTCAACGCGGACTTTACCCCGAAGGTGCGCGTTTCCGATGGGGCAATCAGCGCGAAACTGATTCCGGCCGGCTTCCTGAAAGTCACCAACAAGGCGGTTGACGAGTTCATGGTTGCCTATCCTGAACTCTGTTACGGACCGATGTATCACCTTGCCGTGGATCTGTTCAATCACGGGGTCAGCGGGCGCCTCTGGTGGGGCGAGGATTACTCTTTTGCGCGCCGCTGGAAGGACAAATGCGGCGATATTTGGCTGGTGCCGGATCTGAGCATTGACCATCATGAGGGGGAGAGGGTTTATCCGGGCAATCTGCACGAGTTCCTGATGAGGCAGCCGGGAGGGTCGAAAGCCGCATGACGCGCAAAGAGATTGAGGCTCTGGCTCCTACCGATTTGAGCGCGAACGCATGGCTGCGCCTGATTGCCATTCTGCTCGCGCAGCGCAATGAACCAATTGTCGACCGGGCACAGCAGAGGAAAACGTAATGGCGTTGATCATCACCGATCAATCCGGCAATCAGTATGCGCTCTCGGTCAATTCAGCCGATGGCTCACTGCTCACGACGCCGGTATCGAACGTTTCTCCCTCTACGCCCGACAATTCTATTTATGGGAGTGCACTCTCGATCATCACGCGCGCTCTGCGGCTGATCAATGTGGTGGCATCGGCTGAATTGCCCACCAACGATGAGGCGAACGACTCCCTGGCTGCGTTTCAAGAGATGATCGATTCGTGGAATGCCGATAGCCTTTCTGTCTTTACTATCGGAGCCGACGATTATCCGCTCACGCTTGGTCAGCAGGCATTCACCCTCGGCCCTGGCGGCAATTTCGATACCACGCGGCCATCGAAGATTGTAGGCATGAGCGCGATCCTGCTCTATAACCCGGGCAACCCGGTAGAAGTGCCAATCGACATGTACACCTGGGATCAATGGCAGAATCAGGTTCCGGTTAAAAATGTGGCGGGGTCATTTCCTCAGGTGTGCTACGACGATGGGGGCATGCCGCTTCGGACACTCAACTTCTGGCCGATTCCCACGATTCAAGCGAATAATGTCCGCATCTATAGCTGGCAATCGCTTGTCTGGCCGGCAACGCTGCAGACATTGCTCAACTTCCCGCCTGGGTACGCGCGCGCCTTCCGCTTCAATCTCGCTGTCGAGTTGGCCGGGGAGTTCGGCGCGCAGATTCCGCCCGATGTGGCGAAGATCGCAACCGACTCGCTGGCCATGATTAAGACGGCCAATGCGCCGGACTTGCATCTGATTTCAGATCTATGCACGAGCCCTGCAGGGTACAACTACAAGGCCGATATGTTCGGGATCCCTTACTAAACAGGAGTGCCAAGCACTCTTTCTATGCTCCAATGGTAGTGATAGAGGCGATGGCTGAGAGTGCCGAGGCGTATTCCAAGATGCTCCGACCATTCAGAGAGCATCATACTTCTTCCCTTAAAGTTTAATATCCTGTTGTTCCGCTTATTGCGAGCCTGTTCGCTAAATGTTGCCCATTTGCAGTTTGAGGGCTCGTAATTTCCACTGTTGTTGACGCGTTCGAGCGATTTTCTAGCTGGGCGCTTTCCCATATCGGAAAAGAAATTCGAGAAATCTAACCAGCGGCCGCAAACCGTAATTCCACGGCCCCCATAGTTGATAAAGTTGTCATTGTTAGGATTCATGCAGCGCTGCATCATGTTTGCCCATGTAGTATAGGTGCCTGATGTTGCTCCTCTCACGCTCTGACCATGAGTAAGGTTTTTGGCGGTTGTAGTTTCGCTTTTCAAGCATCCGCACGAGCGAGTTTGTCCGCTCGTGAGCAGATAAGTGGCGATTTCTCGGCGTTTCCCGCAAGTGCATTGACATACCCAGACGGTTTTTGCTCCGCGTTTTATGCCGCGCGTTATCACGTACAAACGCCCAAAGGTCGAACCTGTCAAATCAAGTCTTTTAGCCATGCCGTCAAGATACTATAGATGGCAAGAAAAGGATTAATAAAATCGCCCGATTTGGTTTGGTGGGTTCCACTTACGTTTCCCAATCCCCGCTGGCGGATTGCCAGAGGACCGTCAACTGGTACGTGGAAAACGTAGAGAGCCAAATGGGCGCGTCCGCAGCCGCCCTCTATCCAACTCCCGGTCTGTCTCTGATCTGCACAGCAAACGGCCCTGTGCGGGGCGCGCTAGAGATTAATGGCCGCATGTTCTGGGTCGGAGGCGGCAATTTATATGAAGCGACGGCACCGGTTTATACGAATGGCGTCCTGACCTCCTTCATAGCCACGAATCGAGGCGCGGTCGGCAACAATCTCCAGCAGGTCACTATGGCGACGAACGGCACGCTGGGAAATCAGCTTGTCGTCTGCTCAGCGGGCACGATTTATGTCCTCAACCTTACAACCAATGCGCTGACTCAGGTGGGCGGTTTGCAGGGCATTCCGGCCATGGTGGTATTTTGCAGCAGCTATTTCGTCGCATTGCTGGCAGGAACGAATAAGTTTCAAATCTCTGCGTTGCTGGATGGCTCCACGTGGAACGCTCTCGGCGTGCAGCAGAACGAAGTGTTCCCGGAGAACATCGCTTCCATCGTTTCTGCCTACGGCTTTCTGTTTGTGCTCGGGGAGGACGGCCATTCGCAGGTTTACTACAATTCTGGAGCCAGCCAGTACACGCCTTTCGCTCCGATTTCCGGCGCTTACATGGAAGAGGGGTGCGGAGCGCCGCAGTCGCCGGTGGTGATGGACAACACGGTGTTCTGGCTCGGCGGCCGGAGCGGGAAGGGCGACATTGCCTGGCGGGCTAACGGCTACACGCCGATGCGCGTATCGAACTTCGGATTCGAGACGGCGGTTGCTTCCTACCCAGCAAAGGGCTCAGATGCGGTTGGCTACACCTACCGCGATCAGGGCCATACCTTCTGGGTGTTGCGCTTCCCCAGTGCGAATGGCGGCGCCGGGGCGACCTGGGTATACGACGCAGCAAGCCAGCAGTGGCATGAACGCGGCTATTGGTCGCAGCAAGGGCCGACCGGCTACAGCGCCCATTTGTCAACCTGCGCAGTCTTTGCCTTCGGGCAGCAACTGGTTGGCGATTGGAACTCAGGCAATATCTACGCCATGTCGATCAACGCGCTCTACGACAATGGCAAGACAATCAGGCGCTGGCGGAGATCGCCGCACCTGGCCGCGGAACTGGAACGCATCTTCCTCTCGCAATTGGTGCTGGAAGTTGAAACCGGGCTGGGGCCGCAGCCGCCGTTGCTTGATGGCGCCGGCAACCCGCGCGGGCCTCAGATTGTGTTGACTATCTCCCGCGATGGCTCAAAGACGTTCGGCGTCGAGTATGCGCTCGACTGCGGGCAGGCCGGCCAATATCGCAAGCGCGTCATCCTGCGCCGTCTTGGCCAGGCTCGCGACTTCGTTTTCGACCTTGTCGCTACCGATCCTGTCCCTTGGCGCATCATCGAGGGCTATGTCGAAGGAACGGGGTTCCCGCGTCCCACGCAGCGGCTTACTAAGCAGATTGCGCAGGTGCAATGATGGCTCAGACGATCAACGTTCCGGCTCCCATTTCGGCTGCGGTGCCCTTTGCGCAACCGGGCACGCCCAGCGGCCTGACGCAATTCGGCATCAAGCAGCTTTCCGATACTCAGGTTGCCCTCGCCGCGCTGATCGCGCAGGTTGCGGCGCTGAACGCAAAGGTGGGACTATGAAGAAACTGGTATGGCTGCTTCTGTTGGCGCTTCCCGCCATGGCGCAAAATCCGGTAGTACCCTTCCGTACGCCCCGCGCCACCTTCCTGACCTCGACAGGCCAGCCACTCTCGGGCGGTTGCATCTTCACGTATCAGGGCGGCACCACAACCCCGCAGGCGACGTATACCGATTACACGGGAGGAACCAGCAACCCCAACCCTGTTCCGCTCGATACGACTGGCAGCGCCGTCATGTGGCTGGGCACGAACAGTTACAAATTCGTGGGCTATAGCGCCGGCGGGACGAACTGCGCGAGCGGCTCGCTGCAGTGGACCGTTGACAACGTGCCTGGGGACGCGTTTCTGAACGGCACTATCAGCGGCGCGACTATCACCAATCCTGCCATCGGTGGGGGCACACAGACCGGCACGGTGATCAGCGGAGTCACGATTGCGACATCGGACATAGAGAGCACGCCGATTGGCGGAACGACGCCGGCAGCGGGATCCTTTACCAGTCTCGCCTCCGCTTTCGGTTCGGTTGCTTTCAGCGCGACGCCGGTGTTTAACGCTAGCGCCTACGGTTATTTCAGCATGTCGCTGACCGGGAATGTCACGTCTAGCACTATCACCGGCGGCCAGACCGGGCAGCGCATCGTCTTCAGCATCTGCGCCAACGGCTATGCATTTGCTTGGCCGGCCAATCTTTCGGCTGCGCCAGGATTTTTCTTGCCGAATGTCAATGAGATTTCTGGTTACTGCACCATCCTTGCCGCCTATAACAACGGCTCCAATTGGGTGATGGAGACAAATAACCAGCAGATCGTTGCTGGACTCCTCGACGCCCTGGCCTTCAGCGCCACGCCTGTATTCAACGCGGGAAGCTATTCGGATTTCACGATCACGCTGACCGGGAATGTGGCATCGAGCACGCTCACGGGAGGTCAAGCGGGCCAGGTCATTTTCATCGACGTTTGCCAGAACGGGACCGGCGGGTATACGTTCGCCTGGCCCACGACTCTGCTTAATCCGCCGGCCATCAGCCCGGAGGCGAACTCGTGCACGGGGGTTGTGGCGTTCAGCGCGGCCCCGTATTGGATCACCGTCGCAATCAGCAACCCCGCGGCGCCAGGGGTGGGGCCCAACCCGAGCGTGCCCTCGATCACCGTGGGAGCGGCTAATGGAACCGGCGGCACCATCGCGGTCAACGGCTACAGCAATGATTTCGCCGGCACAGTCAACATTGCGGTGGGAACCTCTCCCGCAAGCGGCACATTATTCACTCTGAATTTCGGGGGCAATTACTCCAGCCATCAAATTTATTGCCTGTTCGGGGTGACGCAAGGAAGCACCGCGTGGGTCAGCGGCCAGCAATGGGGAATAAACGGTACTGCGAATGTGGTTTTCACTGTGCCCTCTGCGCTCACAGCCAGCACCACCTACGAGTTGACTTACCTATGTCATCAATAACCGTCCGCGAGATCATCGAACGCGAAACCGGAAAGGCGGCTGCGCCGGAAACATCGCTCGATTCGCTCGGCCTCGATTCGCTTGAGCTGCTCGAATTACTGGTGGAATTGAACATTCCATCGGAGCGCGTAATCGATATGGAAACCGTTGCGGATTTGATTCGTGAGGCGCAGTGATCAAAGTCGAACGATGGGCGCAGTTCTATCCCGATAGCAAGGCGCTCTTTCCCTCGCACTGGAAGGAATTGGCCCTGCATCAGGACGAGATTCCGCTCTCGATTGATGAGGAGAAATATGCAACCCTCGATGCGGCTGGCATTCTTCTGATCCTCACGGCCAGATATTCGGGGAAGTTGGTTGGTTACTATCTCTGGTTTCTCATGCCGCACCCGCACTACGCAGCAGCGGGATCGATGGGGCTCACGGATATGTACTATGTGCTCCCCGAATACCGTGCGGGCGTGGGCGCGAGACTATTCATCGCCAGCGAGAGGGAGTTGCTCAAGCGCGGCATCGTGAAGGCTATCACGAGTTGCAAAGTCCATGAAGACCATAGCGAGTTTCTTGAGCGGCTCGGCTGGACATTCAGCGACAAGACATTTGTGAAGCTATTGAAGGAGAGCGCATGTCGGTAACTGGCGGAATCATGGCGGGAGTCGGCTTCGCTGGATCAATCGGCAGCGGGCTAATCGGCGCGAATGCCGCCCAAAATGCCGCGTCCACCCAGGCCAACGCGGCGACTACCAATGCCGGCATTCAGGGGCAACTCGGACAAGAATCGCTCACCGCCGAAGAGCAGCAGCAGCAGCAGAATCAGGCCAATCTCCAGCCGTACCTTCAGGGCGGCGACAATGCCGAGGCAACGCTCCAATATCTGACCGGCCTTGGCGGTGCGAACCCCAGCCCCGGCGGGACTGCCACCAGCGCAGGGCAGACGCTCTCGATTCCCGGCGTCAACGGCTCAGTGAGCATACCCGGAGTTACGAGCACGACGGGCACAGCCTCGACGGGGCTCGGCGCTTACGGCTCGCTCATGCAGGGCTACCAGGGAGGGCCGTTTCAGGCTCCCACCGCAGCACAGGCAGAGGCCACGCCCGGCTATCAGTTCGGATTGCAGCAGGGCGAAGGCGCGCAACAGGCCAGCGCCGCCGCGAATGGCACGCTGCTCACCGGAGGCACGCAGGCGGCGCTCGATCAGTATGGGCAAAACTACGCGGATACGAATTATAACAATGTTTACAACCAGACTCTTCAGACCTACGGCACGAATTACAACACCTGGGCGAATCAGCAGGCCAGCGAGTACAACAAACTGGCTTCGATGGCTGGCGCGGGTCAGACTACCGCGCAGACCTTGAACACCGAAGGGCTGCAATCGACGGGGCAGATCGCCAACACGCTCAGCTCCACGGGCCAGCAGATCGGCCAGCAGAACACCAATGCGGCCGCCGCGACGGCATCCGGTTACGTGGGTGCGGGCAACGCAATCGGCGGCGCGGTCCAGGGCGCTACAGGCAATCTCAGTCAGACGGCGATGCTGTATTCGCTGATGAATCAGAATCAAAACCAGAATCAAACGAACCCCAACAATGGAGCGTGGGTTTAATGGCCAGCATCCCCCTTCCGGCCCTTGATGTTCGTCCTCCGCAGCAGGAGCCCAACCTGCTCAGTCAGTATGCACAGCTCCAGGCCCTCAAGAACCAGCAGATCATGCAGCCGCTTCAACAGCAAGCCGCGGAGCAGCAGGTTCAGAGTGGCGCGCTTGAACTTCAGCAGCAAAAGATTAAGGTGAAGGATCAACAGGCGCAGCAGGCCATGATGCAGCAGTGGGGTCCGCCGAAGGCGACCGCGCCCGCTTCAGCCTCCGCCGCCGGCGCTGGTTCCCCGCCTCCGGCGAGTTCTCAAGCGGCATCCTCGATGCCCAGCTATGACGATTTGGTTCCCCTGGCAATCAAGAATGGCATGTCCTTCCAGGGAGTCCAGCAAATTCAGCAGTATGTGCTCCAGATGAAGCAGCAGGCGTCAACTATCGCGATGAACGATGCGCGTGCCGGGAGTTCAAATGCAGAGGCGATGAAGACAAAGAACGGGATGATTACCGACGCTATTACAGGCGTGATGAATGCCCCTGATGCGCAGCTTTCCCAGGCAATTCAGGAAACGGCGCAGCATCTTAGCGATGCGGGCTTGTTCGATCCGCAGCATGTTCAGATGGCTCAGCAACTCAGTCAACTCGCCCAAACTAATCCGGCTCAGGCTCGCCAGCAATTGCAGTTGCAGGCCAATAGCCTCGGCGGGTTCTCTAAGTTGCTTGAAAACGCACAGAAACAGGTCGCTCTCCAGCAGGAAAAAGGAAAGGGCGATCCCAGCAGCCCGTTTTATACGCCTTCTGCCACATCTGTGGCGTTGGGGACCGCGCCGTTATCCGCGCAGATTCAAGCCGGAGAGGCGCGCGCGGCGGGTCAGAAGGCCGGCGCGGAGGAATCCGCCCGGATGCCCGGCGAGATGCGGCTAGCACAGCAAAAACAGGCTCTATCTCAAGGTGACCCCAACGCCGCGGGGCAATTGCTCGTGAACGGCGATGCCACGCTTTCTGAGCTCAAGGCGCGGGGGGCGACGCCGGAATTTATCCAGCAAACATTGCAGGCGGCGCATCAGCAGAGCGGGGGCCAATACAACGCGCAGCAGGCGGATGCCCAATTTCAGGTGGCCAAATCGCCCGCGAATGTGGCATTCTTTGGGTCGGCGAAGTCGCTCACGGACAAAGGCGGAACGCTCGATCAACTCGCCCAAACCGCGAAGAGCATCCCCGCGAATCAGTTGCCGGTATTCAACACCGTCGCCGATTGGGAGAAGGCGGCGACAGGCAGCGGCCCGATTGCCAAATATGCATCGCAGGCACTCGGCGTTGCTGATGACTACTCCAAGGTCATGGGCGGCGGCCAGGGAAGCGATACCTCACGCGCACAGGCTCTCAAACTCATTGCGGCTGCGCAAAGCCCGGAACAGCGCGCGGCTTCGATTGAAGGCATCAGGGGCGCGGTGGGCTCGCAGATTGCCGGGCGCATCGGCCAGAACCCGGTCCTCAAGCGCATGTACGGCGACAATTTGGCCCAGCCTGGCGCCCAGCCGGGGCAACAAGCCGCGCCGCCCCAGGGGGCTACTCACATTGCGCCCGGCAGTGATGGCAAGATGCACTATACGGACGGGAAGAGAGATCTCGGGGTGGTGCCTCAATAATGGCCACTTCTCCAGTTACCCTCGATTTCAGCAAAGCCCAGCCGATCTCTCAGCCCGTGACGCTGGACATGAGCAAGGCGACGCCCATTCAGGCAGCGCAGCCGGAGCAGCAACCTGGATTCTGGGAGAACCTGGGGCACTCCTTTGGCGTCGGTCACCAGGAAGACGCGCAGCGCATGGCCGATTTCAAGGCGCACCCAATTGTCTCGATGGCAGAAAACGCGCTCGGGCCTGCCTACGCCGCTGCCAAAGGACTTGCGCAGGGAGGAATTCGGAGCGGCAGCGAACTCATCGATGCTGGTAAATCGCTGATGGGCGGTAACGCCCCTCAAGCAGCGCTCCACGCGATCAACGCTGTGCCGCTTGTCGGCCCCGCGCTCAATACGATGGCTGACCAGTCGCCAGCTTCCACGCCTGGACAGTCCTACGCTTCGCGGGTACTCGCGGACGCCACTCCTGGCAACGTCGGCACGGCGCTGGGCACATCCGCGCAAGCCGCAGCCACATTGCTTGGCGGCAGAGATATTGCCGCCGGGAATCCACCCGTAAACGCGAATAGCGCCAGCACCGCGCCCCGCGTTGTTCCAGGCCAAAATTACGCCGAACCCCACGCGGCGGCATTCGAGGGCGCGCTCGCTCCCGCGACTGGCATGGGCAAGAATTTTCAGCCGCAGAGCATCACGCCGCAAGCCCTCACGCCGATTCGCCAGACAGCCGCGCGCATGACGCAAGGCAGCCCGCTGGAGCAGGTGCAGGTTCAAGCGGCTACCAACCCCTCTACGCCGCCGCTCACCCGAATCAGAGCCTATCAAGGCGTTGTGCAAAGCGCGCTTAATGACCTCGAAGCGCAGCACGCGCAAGGACTCGCCAGCGCGTCAAATGTGCCGGTGAATGTTGATCCGCTCGTGCAGGAATTGCGCTCTCATCTCTCGGCCACTACCGACCCAGCGGACGTTTCAGCCATCCGCAACCTCATGCAGCGGGTACGCGGCGTGCAGGACATCGGGGACCTCAACACGTTCCGCCAAGAACTGAATAACGAGACTTCTGCCGAGTTCAAGCAGAGCCAGATTCAAGCCGGGCGATCAGGTACCAGCGTACAGGCCGCAAGCGACCTCGCCAGCGCCGTTCGCGGAGCTTATTACGACAATTTGAGCCAAGCGACAGGCGTGGACTATCAACCGCTCAAGATACAGGAATCCGACCTGCTCACGACGAAAGAGGCGCTGCAGAATCAGCAATCGACGCTCGCCAAACAGGAAGCGGCCTTTAATGCCCCGTCGACACTCAAAGAGAAAATCGGCAACCTCGCCGGTATCATCCAGAATCCCAAGGTTGGCGTAACCCAGACGCTGCTCCGCGAATCCCCCGCAACGCGAATTTCCACGCTCCTGCAAAAATCCCTCGCCGATCTGCCTCCCGCTCCTTCTTCCGCCCCGATGCTCGGTGCAGGCGCTCCCACGCCACGCGCCATGCCAGCGCCTGCGGGGCCACAAGGCGGTCCCACGCCAGCGCCGCCCGTCTATGCTGGCTCTGCGGCCTCGCGGCTGGGGAGGATGCTCCCGGCGCCACCAATCGAACTTCCTGGCGCTGTGCAGCAGAGCGTTCCCGCATATTCGCCCGATACCGCAGCCGCGCGGCTTGGCAGACTTCTCCCTCAGCAGAGCAGCGCGCCTACTATCCTCGGCCCCGATGCCGCCGCAATGACGCCGAGCGAGCACGCTGCTGCTCTGATGCAATATCTACGCCGCCGGCAGCAACTTGGATTGCCCGCTCAAGCGCAGCCGATTCAACTCCCGCCTCCCGGCGGCTATCAATCCCTCATGTCATTAAGGAACGGGAACCAATGAAGAAATTCCTGCTCGCGCTGCCTCTGTTTGCGGCTGCGCTCATCCACGCCCAGAACCGCTTCCCGCCCATCAATCTCTACAACGGCGATCCCACCGGCACACCCTGCACAATGGCGTCTCCGCTGTTGCAGAGTCAGACGACAGGCTATCTCTACGGCTGCAACCCCAACTCGCTGGTGTATCAGCAAACCTCCGCTGCCGGCGCGGGGTGCGTTCCATCGACAGTAGGTTCTCTCGTGAATCTGACCTGCACCGGCACGATTAATGCCGACGCTGGCTTTCTGGTTAATGGCTTGGGCGCCACGTTCCCTTCCGTAGCCGCTTTTGCTGCACCGGGCGGTCGCCCGGTCTGCAACACGCAGTATTACTACGCGGAGATGACGGCTGGCTCGAACGTCCTCACATTCGTTAATGGCTCTGTGGCGACTTCTGCTATGGCTTCAGGTGCCATGACCGTCACCGTGCCAACAGCAAACACTGGAACGGGTGCGCTAGTTACCGGGGTGGCCACCTTCGTAGATAGCACCCACTTGACGCTGAACGCCAGCGCAGTGCTGAATACTTACGCCAACATTACCGAGACGGCAGTTGTCCCGGTGGCAATCGGGAATGGGGATGATGCCGCTTTCGCTGCGATGGAAACCGCGACGCCGAGTGGAAGCACCGTATTCATTCCTGCTGGCTGTATGCTCACCTCGCCGCCTCTCACAGTGCTTCAGAACGGGCTCAAATTCCAGGGAGCGGGAGGCCTCACGTCTTTCATCGTTGTTGCTTCGAACAGCGCAGACGGAATCGACTTCAACAACCAGATGGAGACTTCCTACTACCTTTCTGCCAGCCCTTTTGAAATTGCAGATGTCGGGATTTATGGGCCGTCCGGTCCGGAACAAGGACTCATCGCGTCCACGAGGGCTGCGCCGCCGCCTTACGAAACAGGGTTTGGAGTTGCCGCCAATTACACAGGGAAAGTGATTTTACATAATTCGCCGGTGTCCGGGTTTATGGAGGGCTTTCACACCTATCAAACAAACGGGGCAAAAGTGGAGAATTCCTTCCTGACCGGGAATGGTGTCGGCTGGGGCATGGGGCAGCAGTCCGATTCCTCGTCCGTAATCAATTCCACCGTCGATGAAAATCTGTACTGGCCAGTCCTCGCGGGCGTAAATGGTGGAGCTTCAAACAATGGCCCGCAGGTGGACGGAGGCACGTACTTCAACTACAACGGCACATGCGGGATCACCACAGACTCTAAGACCATCACGCTGAACGTGAATCCGACCGTGGGCGACACGATTGTGGTCAACGGTACAAGCATTGCGGTCGTAGCCAGCGGTGCGACAGGCAACCAGATCAACCTTGGCGCGGATGTCGTGTTTACAACGGCCAATCTACTCGCGCTCCTGCAGGGATCGTCCGATGCGAACTTAGTTAAATCAACTTATACGAGCCCTTTCCCCAACGCCATCGTACTTGTTCCCGTCAATCCTGCTTTTGTGCAAACTGCGACTACCAGCGATGCGGCAGCATTTGTGATTCGCACTTCCTGCGCTAATCCAAATATGCCGACGGCGACAGCTACAGTTCCTGGCGGTGGTGGCGTGCCTACTTTTACAATCACGAATGGAGGCAGCAATCTACCTTACACGCCTTACATCACCCTAGGGAACACAGCGCACTGCACGAATGGAAAGATTTATGGCACAGTCACAGGTGGCGTACTAACCGCGATTACTACTGTCAACATCAGTTGCCCGACAACTCCCTCCGTCAACTTTGGTTTCGGCGGCATCGGCCTTCTGGCCGGGGCCGGTGCGAACGGCGCCACCATCAAAGCCTACGTGGAAGACAACATCGGCCCCTTCCAAATAGGTTGGCCTTCCGATAACTCTGGATCGTCGGTCGCCCAGGGCGTCGAGTTTGATCCGCACCTTCAAAACTCCTTTACGTCAACGGTGATACCGAGCCCATCCACCACGATGGTGTTGAGTTACGCGCAACTTGGGGGCATTCATATCTCTCACCCTTATTTCACCGGAGGCTTCTGGGTTACTGGCATCAGAAACATGGGGGCGAACGGTGGCTATGCCGCCATCGACATCGACTGCGCGAATATCTCAGGGATGTCTCTGGCAACCGACTATTCAGGGCGGCCGTACAGCATTCCGCAAAGTGGCTACTGCGTGTCGCTTCACTCTAACGGGAGCCAATATCCGAATGCAGCGGTAACCCACCAACCCGCCCACTCTTATGGTGGTTACCAAGAATGCTGGGCTGGGAACACCCCTACCGCAAATAATACTTGCATTGATAACAACGGGCAGATCAACCAAGCGAGAGGCACCGCAACGCTGCCCGCCGTTTCTGCGGCCAGCATTGCCGCCGCATCTGGCCAGATTGCCGGTTCGAACATATGCACGGGCAACGGCACTAATTGCCCAGCATCGAGCGCGCACCCCAGCACGAATGTGATCGTGTCAACGCCGGGAGCTCTCGCAAATGGAGTCTACGTCACCGGGCTCACGGCCCTATCAGGTACCGGTACTTGCGTCCTGACCTTCTCGAACGGTGCAACGGCTACCCTCCCGATGACATCTGGTACTGTCACATCGTCGACAATGACCGTCACTGCGGCTGGCACAACGACTTTGGTTACATCGCCTATCTCTGCGACCGCCGCAGGTGCTGGAGGAGCCTCTTGCACGGGGCCGGCGCAGGTGACTACCAACCTGACTACGAGTGTTGCAGGCACTGGAGCTTACGTAGTCATATACACCTATTCTGTGCCAGCCCTGACCGCAGGGCAGTGCGCTGGATATGTGGCGGCATGGGCGCGCACAGGCACTTGGAATGCAAGCTTTAGCGCGAAGTGGACCCTTGCAGGCACCGACATCGGGCAGGTGTTCGGTTCGCCAAATACCTCTAACCAGATGGCCGTAGCGAATTTTTCCGTCTGCAACAATACTGGCGTCACGAACGCGCAAATGGCAAAGTCGGCGAGTGCCGTCCTGAACGCCAATGAGATCTCCATCCCGCAGGTAATCGCAACCGCTCTCAACTTTACCGGCAGCCAAACTTTGACTTTCAGCGTGAATTATCCCAACACAGATTTCTATGTCCCAATCACGCTTGACCAAGTCAGCTATTGAGGCCCAGGAGGGTAACATGAAGAAATTGGCAATACTGCTAGCACTGTTGGCCGGGATCGTTTGCGGATTGCTGCCGAGTGCGTCCGCGTTCGGGCAGGTAAGTAATCCGTCGATCATCTACATTCTTTCTGCGTCCTCATTGCCATCCACATGCACTGGGTATGTGACGTGGGAGGTTGTTGGAGTACCCTCTCCTTCCGGGCTGATTGGAACGATCTACACGTGTGTGGCGGGAGTGCCTGCTCTGTACGGCGGGGGCGGCGGCTCAGGCACCGTGAACAGCGTTGCTTTGGTAGGTAGCGGAAGTGGCCATCTATTCTCAGCCACGTCCGGCACACCTGTTACAAGTTCTGGAAACCTGAATGTCGATGCGCAGTTGCAGACGCAAGCAGCCAACTGTGTTGTAGCTGGACCTTCGTCTGGGGGGAATGCTGCGCCGTCTTGCCGCCCCCTAGTAAGCGCGGATATCATTACCGCGAATGCTATCGCGAGCACGAGCACGCTAGACGCTACTGAATCGCAGCTTCAGCCGGATTCGGCCACGACTTCTATAGCTTACGGTCTTACCACCTTCGGAGATTCGAATACGAATCCCTGCTCCGGAGTTGCGTCTTCGACTAATTGCTATCCAAATATCATAGCCAGCGATTACCGTACAATCCTTAATAATCAAGGGGTAGCGGGAGATTTATCTGAAGACGAATCTTACCACATTTTCACCGTGTTAAATCCCCAAGACACGGGGAATCCTGTAGTTACATCCATGATCGGGACAAACGACGTGACTACTGTTGGACTTACTCAACTGGGGCCGTTCATTCAGGCTTTGTACGCCATTGCAACCAGAGCAGCTATTTCAGGACCGAACGTCATACTGGCTGGGAATTCGAGCGTTGCGATTACGGGATCGACCACCACGGACACAACCTTTGCCAACGCCAACGGAAAAACCTGCACAACCGGCACCTGCACATTCAGTTATACTGCTTCGCTTGGAAATACGGTCCCTTATACCAGTGCTGGGTATAGCACTAGTGGGACATTCTACCTTTGGTTTGAACTCCAAGCCACTGGGGGAACCCTATCGGCGACTGTTGACGGTGTCGCTTGTAGAGATACAATCGGGGGAACTACAAGTGTCAGCGCAGCATGGGGTACGCCTCCGGCCCACCAAACTGTCTATGTGGGGGCTATCCGTTGCACCGGTTATGCTCCGAACACAACTCACAACATTATTGTGACCGTGAACGCCACTGCCGCAACGACATTCATAGGATTCGCCTTCCCCCCAACTAGCCGTTATAGGGGAAGTTCGTCTCCGCGGATATTTCTTTCAGCTATCATCCCTGAAGGAGGCAACACTAACGCCAGCACGACGCAGACGTTCAATGGCATAGGCGGGGTTTTAGGAGTTTCTCAAACTCTTACTTCGGATGGCCTGAGCGTTCCTTTTGTCGATGCTTACAATAGGCTGGATTACAATTTAGATATTTCTTCCGGGGGGGCGCAAAACTGCGCCGCGACCCTGTCTTATCCCCTACATCTTAATGTTTGCGGCCAAATTTTGCTCTCCAAAATTTTTGA